GCGTATTCGGAACGTGCCCTCACCCATCATTGCGCATTACGATTGGCCCGGTCTGTACAAACCTTTTGATCATCAAAAAACTACCGCAGAGTTTCTCACGTTGCATCGCCGTGCGTTTTGTTTTAACGAGCAAGGTACAGGCAAGACGGGTAGTGTGATTTGGGCGGCTGACTACCTGATAAAGTTAGGGCTTATTAAACGGGTGCTAGTGCTCTGCCCGTTGTCAATCATGGAGTCTGCGTGGGTCAACGACTTGTTTAGATTCGCTATGCACCGCACGGTTCAGGTTGCACACAGTTACTCACGAGACAAACGAATCAAGGCAGTCAAGTCTGATGCTGACTTTGTTATCTGTAACTTTGATGGGCTTGAGATTGTTAAAGATGCGGTCAACGAAAGTGACTTTGATCTAATCGTAGTTGACGAAGCAAACGCCTACAAAACTGTAGCCACGAAGCGTTGGAAAACTCTGAACTCCGTTATCAAAGCAAACACATGGGTGTGGATGCTAACAGGAACTCCGGCGGCACAGGCACCTACCGATGCGTATGGGCTTGCAAAGATAGTAAACCCGTCAAGTGTGCCTCGGTTCTTTGGTTCGTTCAAAGATCAGGTGATGCAAAAGATTACACAGTTTAAGTGGGTTCCTCGCCCACGAGCCGAAGACATAGTGCATCAGGCTTTGCAACCCGCCATCCGCTATACCAAAGAAGAGTGCCTTGACCTACCGGATATGACCTACGTTACCCGTCAAGTGCCCCTCACCGCCCAACAGCAGAAGTACTACGAAACCATCCGTAAACACATGGTGGCAACTGCGGCAGGCGAGGAAATTACTACGGTAAATGCAGCAGCAAACCTTAACAAATTACTACAACTGTCAGGCGGTGCAGTCTATTCGGATAGTGGAGAAGTCATAGCGTTCGACGCCTCTAATCGTATTGCCGCCCTAAAAGAAGTTATAGACGAAGCATCACACAAGGTAATTGTATTTATCCCGTACCGACATGCTATTCAGATTGTGCACGAAGAACTTATAAAAGATGGGTACACCTCAGAGATTATTAGCGGTGCCGTATCTGTCAACAAACGTACAGATATTTTTAATCGGTTCCAAACCGAGCCAAACCCAAAGGTGCTAGTCATACAACCGCAAGCGGCATCTCATGGAGTTACTTTGCACGCTGCAAACGTGGTGGTGTACTGGTCGCCCGTTATGTCTGTGGAAACTTATTTACAGGCGAACGCACGTGTACACCGCGCTGGTCAGCGTAACCCTTGCACCGTAGTACATCTTCAGGGATCTCATGTTGAGAAGCGTATGTACGCAATGCTCGAAGCGAAGGTGGATATTCATACTAGAGTAGTAGACCTTTATAAAAATTTATTGGAGGAGGCTTGACAAAGTAAAACATCATGATTAGTATTATCAAACATAACTATATGGAGAGTGAAAATGGACGACGTGTCTGCCGATAAATTGGTCAAGGCATATATCAAAATCCGAGACAAGCGCAAGCAACTCACGGATGCGTATGAAACCGAAGATCAACAACTAGAAGAATCTCAAGAATTGATTTCAAATAAGTTACTTGAGATCTGCAAAACAATGGGTGCTGATGGTTTCAAAACTGAATTTGGTACGGTAAGTCGTCGAGTATCAAAACGGTTTTGGACAAACGATTGGCACTCGTTTCACAAGTTTCTACTGGAACACCAAACGCCGGAGTTGTTGGAGAAGCGCATTGCGCAAACCAATATGGCTACGTTTCTTGAAGAAAACCCCGATTTGCTTCCACCGGGGCTAAATGTGGATAGCAAATACACAATCTCTATTAGGAGAAAAACATGAGTGACTTAGCATTATTGAATCAAAACCTACCTGCGCACCTGCGCGAAGTCGAGATAGATGAGACGACCAAAGCCCTTATGGGTGGTGGAGGGGGTACAAAACGTATTTCCATCGAGGGTGGTGTATGGCGAATGATGGTTAACGGTAAAGAGATTGCACGCAATGAAGAGCGTGTGATGAATGTTGTTATCGTTGCCGCCGCACCAAAGGTGTCTCGTACATTCTATGCAGGTGTATACAAGAAGGGCGTAGCATCCGCTCCCGATTGTTGGTCTGCTGATGGTGAAGTACCCGATGCAAAAGCAAAAGCACCACAGTCTAAGATCTGCAAAGATTGCCCACAGAACATCAAAGGTTCCGGGCAGGGCGATAGCCGTGCGTGCCGTTTCTCTCAGCGTTTAGCAGTTGTCTTGGAGAACGACATTAATGGGGACGTATACCAACTTACCCTACCAAGCCAGTCAATTTTTGGCGAAGGTGAGCCGGGCAAGTGGCCTTTACAGACGTATGCCAAGATGATTGGAAGTAAAGGCGTACCCATCACGTCGGTTGTAACCGAGATGCGCTTTGACACTAACAGTGCCACCCCGAAATTGACTTTCAAGCCAGTAAAGTTCTTGGAGACTGCGGAGTTCAATGCCGCCGTAAGTAAGGGTAAAACCGGAGATGCAATCAAGGCCATTACTATGACGGTCTCTCAGGCGGATGGTGTAGACTCAGAAGTTCCCGCTCGGGAAATATCGAATGTCGAGGCCCCCCGAGAAGAGCCAAAATTTCCCGCTCAGGAAACATCAAAAGTCGAGGCTGTTGAAGAACCTACCAAGCGTGCAACTAAGAAAGAAGAAGCACCTGCACCGAAGAAGGATCTCAACAAAATCCTCGAAGAGTGGGATGACTAAAGGAGAGTGCCATGTCGCGTGGCTACACTAAAAAATTCATCCAAGCCGTGAATGATGCAGATCAAACCAAGTTAGGAGTTCAACTAGGCCAACTCTGCATCAAGAACGACATTCCAGTATATGACGTAGCCGAGTTTGTAAAAATTACTCGTATGACGGTGTATCACTGGTTCAAAGGTAAGACCAACGTAACAGATACGCACAAAGAGACAGTGGAGAAGTTAGTTGCAAAACTGAGTGCGTAACAAGTTTAAGAAGGCTAGGGGGCACCCGAAAAGGGTAGTCCGCCGTCCTATCCCTGCCTCTCTTATTTTAACGACGGCGCATTAATTGATGGCGGCTATGTTTTCAAGGACAGATTTCTTATCGGTAGTACTCCCACCCACAGGACAATACTGTGTGGTGGGGCTGAGTAAAGACAAAAAGCCAAGACAAGTTTTCGTAGAGTCGATTGATGAGGTAAGTGACTACGCCGATGCGATGGCGCACAAAGGCTATGACGCTTATTTTGCTCTAGCAAACTTCCAGTCCCCGGACGAAGGGCGCACAGTTGTCAACGCTAAAGAACTTAACTCGTTCTTTGTGGATATTGACTGCGGTGCAAACAAAACCTACGCCGACCAATCAGAAGGTATGGAAGGGCTACTGAACTTTTTAGCGGCTACTAATCTACCCAAGCCCACCATAATTGTGAATTCAGGGCGCGGACTACACGCCTACTGGGTGCTCGAACAACCCTTGGCACGCGAAGCGTGGAAGCCCATAGCAGAGCGGTTAAAGGCTATATGTCAAGAGCACAAGTTTGAAGCAGACCCCGCCGTTACCGCAGACGTAGCACGCATACTGCGGATACCCGAGACATTAAACTTCAAAGACCCTCAGAACCCCCTGCCTACTAAAGTGCTAGTGGCGGGTAAGCGGATCAACTTAGAGTCGTTTGCATCTAAACTCCCTGCGCCGGACATACTGGACATACCGGGAGAAAGGCCAACCGTTCGGCAGATGGATCCGATGACTTTGGCACTGATGGGTAACTACCAGTCCAAATTCAAAACAATCCTAATCAAGTCGTTAAACGGAGAAGGTTGCGAACAGATTGCCAATGCCTTTAAGAATCAGACAACTCTCGAAGAGCCTTTGTGGAGAGCGGCTTTATCAATTGCCCAACATTGTTCTGACTCAGCGGTTGCTATTCACAAACTATCACAAGGCCACAGCGAATACTCTCATGACCGGACTGTTAGAAAGGCTTCAGAAACTAAAGGTCCGTACACCTGCGACACATTCAAAAAACTAAATCCGTCCGGGTGCCAAGACTGCCCACTCAAAATATCTTCCCCAATCCAAATTGGCAGAGAGATTGTAGAAGCGTCAGAAGAAGATAATGTTGTTGTTCAAGTCGAAGAAGTTACCAAAGAACCCGTAACCTATAACATCCCAACATTTCCGTTCCCATTCTTCAGGGGGCGTGTGGGTGGCGTATACAGACGGGCTGACCCGAACAAAGAAGATGACAAAGACGAATTAATTTACCCGTATGACTTTTACGTGGTAAAGCGAATCCACGACCCCGAAGATGGTGAAACGCTACTGATGCGTCTGCACCTACCTAAAGATGGCGTTCGGGAATTTATCATGCCTCTCAGTTCGGCTTTATCTAAAGAGAAGTTTGTAGGAACAATTGCATTGCAAGGTATGGCGGTGCTAGGTAAAAAACAGGACATTCTTATGGGTTACGTCACACGTTGGGTAGAAGAGTTGCAAGCCATGAACAAATCCGAAATCGCACGTAAACAGTTTGGTTGGCTTGATGACAATAGCGCGTTTATTATTGGCGACAAAGAAATCAGAGCAGATGGGGGAGTTGGATACAACCCACCTACCGCAGTTACGTTGCCCATCATTCCGGCAATGAAACCCAAGGGCACCTTCCACGAGTGGAAAGATGTTATCAACGCCTATGCTAAAGAAGGTATGGCTAACCGTGCCTTTGCTTTCTTTATGGGTTTCGGTGGCCCCCTGATGAAGTTTGTTGGGGGTGGGATGTTAGACGGGTTCTTACTTAACCTTGTCAGTCAGAAAAGCGGCTCGGGTAAGACCACACTATTGCACGCTGTCAACTCTATCTACGGCAACCCAAAAACCTTGATGCTCTCTTACAAGGATACGCACAATCACCGCCTACAACGACTGGGCACCATGCAATCTTTAACCCCAACCATTGATGAGTTAACTAACCTTGAACCAAAAGCAATGGGTGGTTTGGTATACGACATTACGTCCGGCAAAGGCAAGAACCGGATGAGTTCCAAATCTAACGTCGAGCGGGTCAACAATACTACGTGGCAAATCCCGGTGGTATCTTCTTCCAACCGTAAGGTAAGGGATGCCCTCCTGACCATCAAATCATTCCCCGAGGCGGAGTTACTGCGGATACTAGAGGACGAGATTCTCCCCGACAGTTATGACGATCCCACATGGTCTAAGGCTCACTTTGGGCGGCTAGGTTCCAACTATGGGCACGCCATCGAGCCGTTCATCCAGTACGTTTCTTCCAACCTACCAACCGTCGTGGCTCTGCTAGACAGAATTAATCAGAAACTTGACGAGGCCGCAGAGATTAAGAACACCGAACGGTTTTGGTCTGCGGGTATTGCCATCGCCATCACGGGGGGCATCATCGCCAAGAAGTTAAAACTGCACGACATACCCATTGAACCTGTATTCGATCACGCCGTAAACCTTGTAAAGAACACCCGTAACCGCAATACCGAAGAACTTGGTGGTAGTGGTGAGGACTTCCTTGGTGGCTTCCTGCAACGGCACTACCAAGACATTTTGGTTATCAACGGTAAAGCCGACAAGCGTACTGGGCTTGAGCATGGTCCGATTCGGGAACCCCGTGGCAAGGTCATTATCCGCTACGAGCCGGACACCAAACTGCTCTTTGTGGTCAATAAAGAATGGCGGGATGACTGCGGCAAGACCTTTATGGGTTACGAGGACACCCTGAACCCCTATCGTAAAAACAAAGCCTACGTCGGCCTGAAGAAGAAACGGATGTTGGCAGGCACCGCGATGAGTGCATCTGATGGGGTTATGTCGTTAGTCTTTGATACTTCCAAACTAGACTTTTTCGCAGAGGATGCGCTAATCAATGCAGATTCTAAATCTAACGGTGAAGATACCTTGGGCGTCGATTGAGCCGGGTATGTCGTTTTTTATACCGTGCCTAGATACGGAAAATGCGGTCAAGCAACTTACATGGGAAGCGGGCCGGTTCCGCTATAAGGTTATCTGTAAACAAGTTATTGAAAACCAGCGATATGGGTTGCGCTGTTGGAGGGTTGAGTGATATTCTTGGGCCTCACTCTCCTATCACCTCCTCGATAGGATTAACCCCCGGCTAACTGTCGGGGGTCTTTTTTACAACCCTGCAATCTCTTTACGCATCGCCGGGATGTTGTAGAACTTAAGCAATTCGTTCTCAGACTGCTCAATCTCGTCAATCACCTTGCGCTTTGCTTCCCCATCCATAGATTTGTCGCCTGCCACAAGTTTGCGCAGTGCACGAAACTCTTCCATCTGTTGATCAATCTGATTTATTGTCTGCACAAGAGCGTATTTATTTAGCTTCTCGTCAGTCAGATACGGCATCAACTCATCTACTCGACCATCGGCAATCATCCCACTAATGGTTGCATTTACCTCGGTCACTCTATCCCGCAAGTCGTAGTACTGCTCTTTGTAACCACCCGGAATCTTGTCGTACATAAACGTCTTAAAGCCCGGTAATTCGTACAAATGGCGCTCAGGGCGATTAGTAAACATCATATTAGTCAGGTCAAGCAATGTGCCACCCGCAATACCTGTGTAGCCACGGAACACATACTCTAACTTCATTGGGGACAACCCAGTGAGTTCACCAAACATCTTAGCCAACTCAGCCGTGTTAGACGTAAATTGTTGCGATGATTCACGTTGCTCTAAACCACGACCCACAATCGGGGTGTTCGTAAAGAATGATTGGTTAAGCGATACCTCAATCAAAGGCTTAATAAACTGCGGTGTTAAGTTCGGGCCTGTGATGGCATCAAACCCTGCCGTGGCAATAGCCTTGCGCAGTGCAGTAGCATCTTGGGGTGACTCGGTGCCTTGGCTAACAATGTAGTTATAGGCACGCTCAGGGAGTACTTTAAATAGGAACCCAACTTCAGGCGCAACCGGAATCTTTACCCCTACGCCCGGAATAATAAAGTTCTTGTCTTTTTCAAAGTCACGCAGACCTTCGTACTCTTCATCATCCCCAACCATCATGGCGTAGATCAAAGACAAGGTGGCAAGTTTTGCCCCTGTTTTCCAAAAGAGTTGAGTTGCTATTGCACGCTCTTCTGCTGCTACACCACGCCCCGTCATACTCCGATAGAACACGTCCATACCCTGAATGTAAGCGTTCATAAACGGAATAACTTGCCGTAACACACCTACCCCACGGTTAGCACCCTGCCGCTTGAAGTTAATAATCTCTTGGGCACGATAGCGTGCTAATAGCACGTCGCCTTCAGGGAACTGCTCGGATTTAGTCTCAGCCAGCGTGCGTTCAAATACAGACTTGCGCAGTGCGGCATCAGAAGCAATAGAGAATGACTCGGCAAAGTTAAGTGCCCTCTCTACTGCGCTACGCTGCTTCAGACCAAACTCTTTCTCAATGTCCTCTTTTACCCGCCCCGGCATCAGGTCATACATACCCACAATGCCTAACTGCTCAAGACGACGGGTAGTCTCGTCCCCAAAGTAAGCGTTCTTAAACCCGCTTAGTACACCAGCCGCCGTGCGGAACGGACTCTTAGTACCCGACATAGCCGTGGCTCGGTAGGAATCTTGGAACAACTGACTGGCAGCAAATTGTGGTGTGGCTGTCGTTGCTTTCCGCAAGAAGTTGGCAAATGATGCGAGTGACTTAAGCATCGGCATGGATAGACTTTCCACACCCTTAAACGCATACACATCAGCCATCGAGTCAAACTCATAGGACTCAGGCTTACCATCACGGTAGATATAGATAACCTTATTGGGGTCAACCCCTGACTGCCCTTCACGTACAGGACGAACGCCAAGATTTAAGCGGTTAAACGTATCAACAAGATTTAAGGCAGCATGGTTACGGATTGCGCTATTAGTCATCCAAAAGGACAGACCAACCATATTGTCAAAGACGTTGTTAATCTCGTTCTCACTACCCGTCAACTTACCCATCTGCCCAAGGTTCGTTAAACCCTTGAAGTATCCTTTGGGGCTAGTCTGTGCAGTCTCTTCGTATTCCTTGATGCGGTTCCAAGGTACGTAGTCAATAGCATCTTTCCAAGTCTGAGCCTGCTCTTTACTCAGACGCCCACCCTCTACCATTGCGTCAATAAGACCATTCTTAAACCCGGTATACTCTTTAAATGCGGTTTCAAGTTCAGGAAAGTCTTTGAACGCCTGTAAGCCAGCGTCAATCTTCTCTTGGTTTGGGAGGTTAAATACATCTTTTTCTGGGTGGTTCTTTAAGGCGTTAGCACGACGGGCAATAAAAGCATCGTTGGCTAGTTTGAACGCAAGGTCTTGACTGCCTAACTTATCCCCCAACTTACGCACCGTATCCATAGCGCCTTGTAAGGTGTTCGGGCCTTTCTTAACATCCCAACCAATGTTCTTATTCAGGTACAGCGTGCCCTGTTTCATAGCGGCAACCGTCATGGTGTCTGAGTGTTCAGCCGCAGTCATAAATACGTCGGGACGAATATTGCCTAGCGCATCTCTAAGTTTGCCGTTAAAAGCGTCCATCAGTTTGCGTTCAACAGAAGCACCTTTGTAGGCTACCTGTACACGAACTTTATCGATCTGGTCTTGCCGATAGGATGGGTCAAAGAAGAAAGCCCCTACCTTACCGATAGTGGACTTCTCAGGAACCTTGGGCTTCTCGTTGGAGATACCCTTCATACGGTCTACGGTGGCTTGGGCTTTTTGTCCTTCGGCAGTCAATACAGGCTCGGCTTTTCTAAACACCCCAGCCTGCGCACCAGCCACACCCTCAGCCCGGGTGCCCTTACCTTCAACCACGTAGTCAGAGAACGAATTTAACAAGTCCTGCACGTCACGGTCATTGAGGGTGCTAACACCAAAGGCACGCATCACACGGCGTAAGATATTCTTTAACTGCTGAACGGCCTTACCCATCATGGTATCTGCCGGGACTTTCTCTTCAATCGCCTCAGCCAGTACCTCTTCAATAGCCGTGTCTTTATCTAAACCTTGCTTGATCTTGATGTTAGCCTTAGCTTTGACTCGATTGTTGGTGCGGTATAAGTCGTTAAGCACCTTGGAATACGTACCACCTAACACCGAACGCAAGCCGTAGTGCCCAATAGCCTCATGCGCTACCGTGACCGTTATGTCGTTATAGCCCACCAAGTTATCAGCAACGAGGTAAACCGTCTCAGTACGAGGATCAAATGCACCCTTGGGGTTAACCTTAGCGTCACGGATCTCGTTCTGCATATAGTCGGGCAGTTCAGTAATAGACTGCACAACCTCGGTCTTTGGTGCGTTTACCCAGCCTTGGGTTAGACGTTGTACTAGACGCTCCACAAGAGCTTTAGGATTGCCTTTCTGTCCTTCTGGGGCCGTGCGGTATTTAAGGTAGCGTTGAGCAGCCTTCGTACCTTGCTTGGCTTTGAAGCGATATTCCTTGACCTTGCG